TTTAATAACCGGCTTCGCGCTGATGACGAATGGCAAGGATGATCGCGGTTTCTCCATCGAAGCGGTAAAGCGACACATAGCCGCTGTCGCCAAAGGTGATGAACCACTCGCGGAACTCTGGCTCCATATCCTCTAGAGGCCGACCAACCCCCGGTTGGGCACGCAAGATGTTCATGCCCTCGCGGATCGCCTTGGCGGCACGGCGGGCTGCGTCAGGGTTCTTGTCGGCAAGGAAGTTGTAAAGTCGTTCGACGTCCCGCAGGGCTGCGGGTGACCAGATCAGGTGTGGCATTCAGGACCTGTCGCCTCTTCGCCCGCTTCCAACTTCGCAAGCCAGGCATCGGCTTCGTCATGCGTGACGTGTTTGCCGGTCGCCTGAAACTCCTCCCAGGCCTGAAGTCCTGCCTGACGAAATGCCTCGCGCTTCTCTTCGCGCTCAACGAACTGCGCAACGGCCTCGCGCAACATCCAGTGGGTGGAGCGATCCTTGGCATCCGCCAACCGCTTGAGGCGGTCACGGGTATCCTGATCGAGCTTCACGGCGATGGGACGGATGGCATTCATGGGGGCAACTCCCAGAGAGTATTCACGGGTATTACTTTTAGCACATCCGCCACCGACGCAGAAGTCACAATTGAAGGAAAGGCGGTAAAATGCCCACCCTCCGCGAAACCATCCTCACCGCGCTCCTCGGGCGTCTGTCCGCGCTGCCCGCCACAACCTTGCGCGGGGAGGTTCTGCCGGAACGCATCCCGGCTGCGGGCATCTTGATCCTGCGCGACGGCGACCCCGGGGAGCCGGAGGTCACGCTGTCACCGCTGCGCTATCACTACCGACAGAGGGCGGAACTGGAGGTGATTGTGCAATCCGCACGTGACCGGGACGGATGCTTTGACAGGCTTGTGGCTCAGGTAGGTGCCGCACTTGGCAACGACCGCACGTTGGGCGGTCTCTGCGATTGGGTTGAAGCGGAAGCGCCGCAACCCGTCGATCTGCCGATGGAGGGGGCCGCTTCAGCGAAGGCTGCGTTCATCGCCATCGTGCTTCATTATTCGGTGGCTGATCCGCTCGGCTGAGCGGCCGGTTCTGCTGCGGCCAATTCGTCAGCTGCTGGCTCGGCGGAAGCCACCTCTACCGGCGCCATTTTGCGGATCTCCGCATCAAGAATCGCCCCGGCCTCTACGGCCAGCGTTTTATACTGCAGCGATCCGGTCAGCTGCCCTGCCGTTCCGACCGTCACATCCTCGACAAAGGCGGAGCCTTGAACGGACCCGTAGATCTTGGCCTCAAGCGCTTCAACGTCCCCGATCACCTCAGCACCTTGCTGAAGGGTCAGAGCGGCGGCTCTGATATTGCCTGTGACTTTGGCCTGAACCACCAAAGTCCCGGCATGGCGGATATCCCCGGTCACTTCGAGATCTGCCGCCAGAAATGATGGTTTTGCCGAATGCCGTGCTGCGCTGTTCATTGATGTCCTGCTGTGTCATCTGCCGCTACTGCTGGCGCTGAAAAAATCTATTGCCCTAAGCATGAAGAGCCTTCGGCCTCGGCGCAACATATCGGGATTTGGGCATAAGATAACAAAAACGATAACGGCACCTCAAATGCACGCAGGGCGACGGCACGAGAGGGAGCACCTCCCCGGGTCAGCAGGTGCCGTAAAAGCCGCCAGAGTAGCGGCAATATTCTGTGGCAACACCCATGGAGATCATGGCTTCGGCGATATCCTGGCCATTTTGCAAGAAGCATTGGCCGACGAGGCGCTGGTAACGATCGATGTCGATGAGGACGCAGGTCAGAGGTTGGCCGTCGATCAAGCCGCGCATCGCCTTGGTGGCGGCGGATCCCCCGCGTTCATCGCGCTCTGGCGCATCAAGGCCCCAGACACGGATGGCAGGGACCACGCCACTCAGATGAAACGTGTCGCCATCCGTGACGCGGATCACGGTGCCGGAAAACTCTTCGGCGTTTGCCGCGGTCGGCGCGAGGGCTGCGGCGAGGCACATCGTCCATACTGCCGCGAAAGTTACGCCCCGCGAGGCAGCGGTACCCGCCAAGCCAGCCATATATCTCGATAATCTGTTCATTCTGCACCCCCGGCCCAGGAAGCTGGCAGGCTGCGCTGTGAACACAATCTATCTTAAGAGGGAGAAACAGGATGGCACGAGCCCATGGGGCGCGGGCGCAGATGGCGCTTGCGTTTGAGACCACCTATGGCACCGCCCCCACAACGGGGTTCCGGGTGGTGCCCTTTGTCAGCACGACGCTCGGCTCCGAGCAGCCGCTGATTGCCTCGGAACTTCTGGGCCAGGGGCGTGATCCGCTGGCCCCGATCAAAGACGCGGTGACGGCAGATGGCGATGTCGTGGTGCCGCTCGATGTTGAGAACTTCGGCCTATGGTTAAAGGCGGCTTTTGGGGCCCCGACCACCACCGGCACCACGCCGAAGACTCATACGTTCCAGTCGGGCAATTGGGTGCTGCCAAGCATGGCCATCGAGACGGCCATGCCGGAGGTGCCGCGCTATGCGATGTACACAGGCTGCGTCTGCGATCAGCTGAGCTGGCAGATGGCGCGCTCGGGACTGCTGACCGCGACCGCCCGCTTGGTAGCCCAGGGCGAGAGCGTCGCTGCCGCCACAGCCGCGGGCACGCCCACCGCGCTGTCGCTGCAGCGCTTTGGCCACTTCAACGGATCGATCAGCCGCAACGGGGTGCCGCTTGGCAATGTCATCTCGGCTGAGGTGACATATTCCAATGGCCTCGACCGGATCGAGACCATCCGCTCGGATGGCAAGATCGAAGGGGTCGATCCTGGCATGGCGGCGCTGACCGGCAAGATTGAGGCCCGCTTTGCCGACACGACGCTGATCACCCAAGCGATGGATGGCACACCTTGCGAGTTGGTCTTCGCTTGGAGCCTTGGGGCCAATGCCAGCTTCAGCTTCACGGCGCATGCTGTCTATCTGCCGCGGCCCCGGATCGAGATCCCGGGTCCACAAGGGATCCAGGCCACATTCGACTGGCAGGCAGCCAAGGCGGCAAGCCCCGCCCGCCTCTGTACCGCCACCCTCGTCAACACCGTCACCTCCTATTGAGAGGATCTCTCCCGCCATGCTGACCCTTGATCTCTGCAGTGCACCAAGCTGGTGCGAGCTCCTCCCCGGCCTGCGGGTCAAACTGCGCCCGCTGACCACGGCGCTGATGGTCGTGAGCCGCGCGGATCCTGCGATTGCTGCGCTGGCCGAAGGGACGGCGCCTGAAGAGGCGGCCCTTGCCATGGCCAAGGCGCTGGCGCGGCGTGCGATCCTCGACTGGGACGGCGTTGGCGATGCCAAGGGGGAGGCCTTGCCTGTCAGCCCCGAGGCGATCGACGCGCTTCTTGAGCTTTGGCCGGTCTTCGAGGCCTTCCAGACCCGCTATGTCGCCAAGGGCCTGCTCTTGGACGCAGAAAAAAACGTCTCATCGCCCTTGCCGATTGGGAGTTCGGCGGGGGCGGCGGCTATTGCGCCGCCTGCGGATCCGTCTGTCCCGAGTGCCCCGCACGGCTGAACGCGCCGCAGACATGGGAGGGCGCGCAAATCTGGGACCTCGTTCAGCGTCTTGGCGGGCAATTGCGTCTCATTCCCGGCGCGGTGATCGGCTGGGATATAGGGGCCGCACTGGCGCTCGGGGCGGCGCTTGGCATTCCGGCGCTGGCGGTTGCGGAGTTCTTACCGCCCATCGAGGCGGTGATGGTGCGCAAGATCAATGAAGCGATGGCTGAGGGGCAGAAGGATCTCTGACGGCGTCAACCGGCCAGCGTGCGCTGCACGATTTGCGGATCCTTGGAGATCAGGGCCAAGAGAACGCGCGCAGGCCCATCCGGGCTGCGGCGGTGTTGCTCCCAGTTCAGCAAGGTACCCTTCTTCACGCCGATGCTGCGGGCAAACTCCGTTTGCGACAAACCTGTCCGCGCACGGATCGCCTGCACGTCCGGCTCAGGCAGTTCGATTTGATGGACCTGGCCCTGCGCATCACCTCGGGCGTGCGCCAGTGCCTCCTTGAGGCCTTGCTCGATGCTCTTGAATGCGTCGCTCATTTTGTCTTCCTGTAAGTCGGTGTGATCGCTCCGAGCAACAGGGTCAACTCTTGATCTTCTCGATCAGGGTGACCCCCGGCAGCCCCTCGAAATGCTTGTCGCAGGTCAGCAGTTCCGCCCCCTTGGCGCGGGCGGTCGCAAACATGATGGCATCGGCCGTTGCAAGCTTGTGGTTGCGGCAGGCCTCTGCCGCCGCGATGGCGATTTCTGTGTCGAGCGGGACCACCTGGCAGACTTGTGTGAAGGCAATGACCTGATCTGCCTTATCCTCGCCCGCTTCCCGCGTCAGCCACTTTGCCAGTTCCAGTTGAACCATGCTGGGGACAAGCCAGTCGGACTGTTCAGGCAGATGAGCTGCCAGTTTGTCGCCGGTCGGCGACCCGATCAGCCATTCGATCCAGGCGGATGTATCGACGAGGATCATCAGAAGCGGTCCGCTCGATCACGGTAATCGGCGGAAGATGCGCCGCGGGCCAGGCCCTTGAGAGCATCACGTTTGGGAACCGGGACCAGTAAGACACCAGTACCCTTCGGAATGAACGCAAAGGTCAGACCTGCCTCCCAATGCTGGGCACTGCGGATCGCCTTTGGGATGGAGATTTGGAATTTCGAGGAAAGGGTCGCGGTCTCGGACATGATCATACGCCTCCATGATCGATATCGATAACGTAAGATGACTATAGCCCAAAATCAAGGATCCCGCCTCCATGTCAGAAAAACGCGTCTCCGTCCGGCTTGTCGCTGTCGGCGGCCGACAGGTGCGGGCCGAGCTTGAAGGGATCGGCGAGGCGGGCGCGCGCGGCTTTGGCCGGCTCTCGGCTGAGATGACGGCGGCCAATGCGCGGCTCGCGGGTTTTGCCAGCAAGGCGGGGATAGCACTCGCCGCCCTGACCGCTGCCGCCACGGCAGCCGGCGTTGCGATGATCCGGTCGGGGCTCGAGGTGATCGGGGCGCAGGCGGATATGGCGGCCTCGCTTGGCACAACGGTGGAAAGCCTGCAGGTCTTGACCTGGGCGGGGGAGTTGGCCGGGGTCTCTCTAGGGGAGATCGAACAGGCGACAAAAAAGCTGACGACGCGGCTTTCTGAGGCGGCGACGGGGTCAGGCACGGCGGTGAAGGCGCTGGCGCGTTTGAACCTGACGGCGACGGATCTGCAGGCCTTGCCTTTGGATCAGCGGATCGTGGCGATCCAGGAGGCGCTGAACAGGCTTGTCCCGGAGGCCGAGCGTGCGGCAGTGGCCTCGGACCTCTTTGGCGACAAGGCAGCACTGGCCTTCCTGCGGGTCGATCCCGCGACCTTGCGCGAGGCGGCGAACGATGTGCGCGACTTTGGCGTGGCGGTCAGTGTCAGTGACGCGGCGCAGATCGAACGAACGGGTGATGCGATTGCGAAGTTGAGCCTGATCTGGCTCGGCCTCACGAACCGTCTGACGGCGGCGGTCGCGCCGGCGCTTGAATCCGTGGCCAATACACTTGCCGACATGGCGCGCGGCACGGGGCCGCTGGGACTGGCGATCAATCTAGTCTTCGACAATCTGGGGCGGCTTGCAACCTATGCCAGCATATTCGCCGCGCTGATGGCGGGGCGCTGGGTGGCGGGGTTGGCTGCGGCCGCGCTGTCGGTCAAAACCCTTGCAACCGGGCTTGTAGTCTTGCGCGGGGCGCTCATTCGCACCGGCATCGGCGCTCTGATCGTTGGTGCGGGGGAGCTGGTCTATCAGTTTACCGAGCTTGTTGGCAAAGTCGGCGGGGTTGGTGCAGCCTTTGGCCTTTTGCGCGATGTAGCGGCGGAGGCGTGGAACCGGTTGGCACTGGCAGCGACAGCCACTTGGTCCCGCATTGAGGCAGGCTGGGCTGGGGCACAGGCCATGATCTACGAGGGACTGCAATCCGCGCTCGCCGCCGTGGTGGGCTGGGGCAATTCCGCCGTGGGCAGCTTCCAAGGGGCCTTTGATGCGGTGAAGGCGATCTGGGGCGCGTTGCCGCAGGCGATCGGGGATTTTGCCTATCAAGCCGCCCAATGGTCTGATCGACGGCGTCGAGGCGATGTTGAATGCCGTTGTCACCCGGATCAACAGCTTCATCGAAGGTTTGAATGCGGCACTGGACCTGCTGCCGGACTGGGCCACCGGTGAAGGTGGCATCAAGATCGGCACGCTTGATGCCGTCGATCTTGGTGGCATTGCCAATCCCTTCGAAGGGGCGGCCACGGCCGCGGGCACAGCGGCGGCCGATGCCTTCCGGGCGGCGATGGGCAAGATCTATGTCGATACGCCTGACCTCTTCGGCGGCATGGCAGATGCGGCGCGCACCCGAGTGGATGGCTATGCTGAGGCGGCGGGCATACTGTCAGAGGCGGCATCACGGCCGATGACAGCTTGGGCCGCCCTGAAATCTGCGATCTTCGGCGCGGGTGCGGAGGGGGAGGCGGCTTTGAACCACACCTCAGATGCCACCGACGCGCTGTCGGACGGATTAGACAATGCCGGCAAATCTGCCGGTGGGGCTGGAGGGGCTGCGAAGCACGCGGCGGAAGAGGCTGCCACCGGCTGGGCGGCGGTCACAAAGTCCTTGGCGGACTATGCCAAGGGCGCGATCGATTGGGGCAAGGGGCTTGGTGAGACGCTGACGGGGGCCTTCGCCTCGGCAGAAAACGCGTTCCGGCAGTTTGTCACCACCGGCAAGTTCGACTTCAGATCGCTCATCTCCTCGATCCTGGCCGATCTTGCGGTGCTGTCGTTCAAACGCGCGGTTCTTGGGCCGATTGCGGATGCGCTGTCCTTTGCCTTTGGCGGCAGGAGCTTTCTTGATGGTCTTGTCGCCCATACTGGCGCTGTGGTTGGCTCAACGGGATCCTCCCGATCCGTTCCTGCCTTGGCCTTCGCAGGCGCACCGCGGATGCATGAGGGGGGCTGGGCGGGTCTCAAGCCCGATGAGGTGCCAGCCATCTTGCAGCGCGGCGAGCGGGTGTTGAGCCGTCGCGAGGTTGCAAGCCAAGGGCGTGCTGGCGGGGCCGTTCCCGGTATCACGGTGAACATCGACGCGCGTGGTGCGCAGGTGGGTGTGGCCGAGCAGATCAATGCAAAATTGCGGGCGGCCATCCCGGAGATCGCCCGCATCGCGAAGGAAAGCGTGGCCGACGGCCGGCGCAGAGGTCAGGGGATTTGATTATGGCGATTCCGATCTTGCCTTTGACGCTGGTGACCTCGCTCGAGCGGCGGTTGGTCACCTCGGTGGCCGAGGCGCGTTCCCCGTTTACCGGCACCTCGCAGGTCCAGGATTGGGGGGCCTCGTGGTGGGAGTATCAGATCGAGATGGCGGTGACCCAAGGGGCCAATGCCCGGCGGTTGTCGGCTTTCTTTGCAGCCCTTGGCGGCCTCAGGGGGCGGTTCTTGTTCCCCGATCCGTCGATTGAGGTGTCAGTGGCGGTGGGTAATCCTTACGTGACCGCAGCCCAAAGTGCTGGTGCATCGACATTGCAAACCACCGCTTGGGGGCTGGGTCTCCGCGCGGGCGACTTCTTCCAACTCGGCGCCGATGTGACGACCCGGCTGTATCAGCTGACCACGGATGTGGCGCCCGTGGGCGGTGAGGCGGTGCTGTCCTTCGTGCCGTCGCTCAGGTCGGCGGTATCGGCTGGCACGTTCCTTGGCGTTGAGACCCCCTCCGCGCTCCTGCGGCTGACGGCCCCGGTGCCGACGGTGATAGGCCGGGCCGACCAGCACCGCTTCACCCTCTCGGCGCGCGAAGCACTTTGAAGCTTCGTCTTGTACAGGCAACGATCGCGAAAGTTCCCCCATGTCGCGTGATCTCACCGCCGCCTTTGCTTCTGCGCTGGCGGATCAGACCCTGCGGCCAGTTATCTTCTTTGAGGGCCAGTTTGCTTCGGGCTGGGTGCGGATCTGGTCAGGCTTGGGAGAGGTGAGCTGGAATGGCCAGACTTGGTCTGGGGCTGGGTCGCTCTTGGGCCTCGGCTCCTTGGATGAGACCGGCGAAGTCGTGGCTGGCGGAACCGCGATCTCGCTCTCTGGCGTGCCGCTCGATCTGGTGCAGATGGCCATCGAGGAAGCGCGGCAGGGATTGCCGGGCCGGATTTGGCTTGGGCTCTTGGCCGAAGATGGCAGCATCATCTCCAACCCGGTGCAGGCCTTCTCCGGCCGTCTCGATGTTCCAGAAATCAAGGATGATGCAGACACCTGCACGATCACCATCAGCTATGAAAGCCGTCTCATAGACCTGACCGTGGCGCGGGCCTGGCGTTACACCCATGAAAGCCAGCAGGTGATGTTCCCTGGAGATTTGGGGTTTGAATATGTCACCGCGATCCAGGATCGAGAGATCACTTGGGGGCGGGGGTAAGGGGGACGTGAGATAAACGTCAGTTCAGGATTTGAACGGGTTGGTGATTGTAAGCCGCCCCTCGATCAAGAGGCCATCCTGCATGTCTTCAGAATAGAGCGTGGTGCATTGATTTTGCAGGGCTGCGGCGACGATCATCGCATCATAGACAGAAAATCCGTAACGCTCGCCAAGGGCGCGCCCAATCTCATGGGTCGCGGGCGTTAGGGAAACGACAGGGCAAATCTGGCATATGCTGTCGAGGAAAACGCCCGCTTCCTGCCAGCTCATCGCAGCTTTGCGGATACAGTTGACGAGGGTCTCGTTGAGGACCTGAACGCTGACCATCCCGCCTTGGGCGATGAGGTGTTCGGCCTTCTCGGCCTTTGTGCTCTCATCCAGCAAATAGAGGATAATGTTTGTGTCGAAAAAATTAGCGCTCATGTGTATCGTCACGGCTTAGACGCGCGCTGGCGGGAAGGCGCCCACGGAAGGGCCGCAGTGCGGCCAAGACTTCCTCGGGTCGCTGATGACGCGCGAGGGCAATGCCGGCCCCATCGGCATGAATATCAATGTCGTCACCCTCTTTGAGGCCCAGTTGGCGAACAAGCTCGGCAGGGAGACGGATGGCAAGAGAATTACCCCATTTTGCGACTTGCATGGCAGTCCTCCATTGCTTGGATACACTGATAGAAATGTATATCCATTGCGAGATGCTTGCAAGACCAACGGCACACATGTTGAGAGAAGGGCAGACCCATGCCCCGCGTTGACCATTGGGAACGCCTGCTTGCCGCGGCGATCGACACGGCGCGTTCCCGGCCCTTCGCTTGGGGTCTTCACGACTGCCCGACCTTCGCCTTTGAGACGCGCATGGCTCTGACCGGCGGCGAGGATGTCGCCTCGCTCTGGCGGGGCAAATACACAACCCATCTTGGCGGACTTCGCGTCATGCGTCGCTTGGGGTGGTCCTCACTTGAGGCCATGGGCAACGCGCTTTTGGGGGGGCCGCGCGACACCGTGCTTCAGGCCCAACGGGGCGACATCGTATTGGCTGATACTGGCCTTGGCTTCGGCGTCGTGATTGGCGCCACGGCAATTGGATTGACACCGGAGGGCCTCAGCTTTGCCTCGTTACGCTCTTGCCGTGTGGCTTGGCCCGTTAGATCCAAACGCGTTTGAGGTCGCTGTCGGGAAGCTGCGCGGCCCGGGCCTCCCCACCCGGACCGCGCATCGGGGCTCACATGGACCTGGAGACCGAGCAGCTTGGGTCACTGCATGGTCCAACGTCACCCCGCATTCATCTGCAATAGATCGGTTGGCAATTGCTCGGTGCGGGGCGCATGGTCCATGCCCGCGAAATGCGCTTGAAGAGTATGTGCCCAGTAAAAGCGGTACTCGCGGCACATCTTTAACACTTGAAGTGCAAAATACCTACGTTTTTTAGCCGAGGCGGCTCGCGCAGCCCTCAAACCCAGGACTCTCGCCCATGCCCTTCATCGTGACAGCCGTCACCGCGGTCGCGGGGGCGATCAGCGGGGTATTGGCCGCGGGCGGGATTGGGGCAGCACTTCTCCGGATCGGCGGCACGCTTCTTTTGTCCTACGCGGCACAGGCCCTGATGCCGAAACCGCAGGCAACGCTTGCAAACCGCACGGTGACAATCCGCGAACCGGTGGTGCCGCGCGATCTCGTCTATGGCCGCACCCGCAAGGGCGGGGTCATTGTGTTCCTGCATGCCTCGGGTCCTGCCGATCAATATCTCGATCTCGTCGTCGTGCTGGCCGCACATCGTGTCAAATCCATTGGCGCGATCTATTTTGAGGGAGAGATGGCCCTAAATGCCGCCGGCGTCGCGCAGGGCCGCTGGGCCGGAAAGGTTCTTGTTGAGAAGAAACTCGGCGCTACCAACCAGACCGCCTTCGCGGGCCTGAAAGCCGCGCTGCCTGACAAGTGGACAGAAAACCACCGCCTGCAGGGCTGTGCCGCCATCCGTTTGCGGCTCACCTATGACCAAGACGCGTTCCCGGGCGGCATCCCGAACATCACGGTCGATCTCGAGGGCAAGGATGACATTTGGGATCCACGGACGCAAAGCGCGGGCTACTCCGAGAACCCCGCTCTGTGTCTGGCCGATTATATGGCGAACCCGACCTGGGGCGTGGGCGCACGGATCGGCGCGGCCGACGGGATCGATGAGATGTCGCTCGTTGAGGCGGCCAACATCTGCGACGAGGTTGTTCTGCTTGCCGGCGGGGGCACGGAGCCCCGCTACACCTGCAATGGGGTGATCACGCTGACCTTGTGGGCGCTGCCGTGCCCCGTACAGGTGGCGCGGTGTTTCTTGCCTTCGGGCGTGAGGGTGAAGGTCAGAGGCCCAAAGTCGTCGATGACAATCCAGTTGTGCGAGGCGATCGTGGTGCAGGCGCTGGGCGCAAGTCGGGCTTCGATCTCTTCAGCGGCAGCGCGAAAATCTGCGATCAGGGCAGCGGTAGCGTTGTTGGGTTCTGCGAGGATCATGTTGGGCTCCGGGTCTGGCGATTTGGTGAGACCAGGTTCGCTCTTGGCCCAAGTACTATCAACCGAAATACAACAGTTTTTATGTTTATATCCAATATGTTGAGACAAAATCAAACGCCATGGAAGGTATGTCCGAACGCGACTATGCCGAGCACTCCGGGATCTCGCGCGGGGCTGTGCAAAAGGCCCGCAAGACCGGCCGTTTGGTGCTCTTTGTTGATGGATCCATCAACGCGGCGGCGTCCGATGCACGACGCGGGGTGATGACCGATCCCGATCAGCAAATGCGCTCCCGAGGTGGCGTGGGCGCAGGCGGTGATGGCAGTGGGGTCGCAGGTGGCGGCGTCTCCGGGCCCGGCGACAGCACCTCTTATCTGAAGGCACGCACAGCCCTGACGGTCTATCAGGCGCAGGAACGGCAGCTGTCGATCCAGCGCAAGAAAGGCGTGCTCGTTGACCGCGCACGCGCCGAGACGCTGGTGTTTCGTCTGGCGCGGCAAGAGCGCGACACTTGGGTCACCTGGCCCACCCGCGTGGCAGCCCTCATGGCCGCGCAATTGTCCGCAGAGATGGAGAAGGCATCGGGCAGACCCGTGACGATCGAGACTGCGATCCTGCAGAGGGTGCTGGAAACCCATGTCCGAGACCAGCTCGACGCCCTCGCAGACCTCCGGGTCTCGCTTGCATGACAGCGATGGAGAAGATGACCACGACCTGACCGGCGGGCTTGAGCTCGGCTTTGATGGGGCCGAGGAGGTCCTGCGCGCCTGGCGCCGAGGCATGCGGCCTGAAGGGTCACCTTGAGGTCAGGCTTCGAGCAGCCGCACGTCGCGCAACCGCGCGGCCTTGCGGTCGAAAGTCACCAACTCTTTAGAACCAGCCCGCCGGGCAGATGCAACGATCATCAAATCAGCAAATCCGTAGCCATCATTGCGATAAAGCTCGATGGCAAGACCTAGATCGTCAGCACACTCTATGACCAATTCAGTTGATGCCAGAAGTCCATCGAGAGCTGTCGCAATCTCAGCACGAGCAAAACCATAGGCACGTTCCAACACCCACACGAGCTCGATCAACAGTATGCGCCGTTTCTGACCCATTGATTTTGCCGTTGCTGCGCGCCCGTTTGTGGGTCCGCCTATGCGGCGTGAGCTCGTCGGGGAGTCCCGGACGAGGTCATTTTGAGGGAATGAGGCGCTGCGTGT